GATGGAATGCCGTTTGTTTCGGTTACACCTATTCCAATGCCACATAGATTTTATGGTCGTTCTATTTCCGAATTAGTAGAAGATATTCAATTAATGAAATCTACTGTGATGAGACAACTTTTAGATAATATGTATCTAACAAATAACAATAGAGTTGCGATTATGGATGGAATGGTCAATATGGATGATTTATTAACGACTAGACCTGGCGGTGTGGTAAGAACGAAACAACCACCAAACCAAGTGATGACTCCATTACAAGCTCAACCGATTTCCCAACAAGCCTTTCCTTTATTAGAATATTTAGATTCCGTTAGAGAAGCTAGAACTGGTGTTTCAAAATCAATGCAAGGATTAGACGCTGATACTTTAGATGCTAAAACAGCAACTGGTGTTAATTCGTTAATGACGCAAACACAAATGCGTTCAGAACTAATTGCTAGAATTTTTGCTGAAACTGGTGTGAAAGACTTATTTAGAAAAATGTTTGAACTGATGGTTAAATATCAAGATAAAGAAAAAATTATTATGATCCATAACAAATATGTTCCAGTAAAACCTACAGAATGGAGAGATCGTTTTAATGTTTCTGTGGTTGTGGGTCTAGGTACTGGTTCAAAAGAACAACAAATTGTTATGCTTAACAATATTTTAGAACGACAACTCCAAGCCTTTCAATTACAAGGCGGTAAAGAGTTTCCAATGGTGACATTACAGAATATGTATAACACTTTATCTAAAATTATTGAGAACGCAGGTCTTAAAAATGTGGAAAGTTACTTTGTTAATCCTGAATTAGGCAAACAAATGATGGCTCCACCTGAACCGCCACCACTTACACCTATAGAAAAAATAGAATTTACTAGAATTGATGCAGAGAATAAGCGTAAGATTGCAGATTTAGAGCTTCAATACCAAGAGTTATCACAAAAGAATCAAGAAATGTTATTAGACTTTGAAGCAAAAATTAAAGATATTGCCTTGAAATATAATACACAACTTGATACAGCTAAAATTAAAGCGGATGCTGAATTAGACAAGATGATTATGGCGGATAATACAAAAATTCTTGAAAAAGCAGAGAAGTCTGCTAATATGTTTAGCGACCAATTAAAAGGTGTTAATGGATCAGAAAGATCAAACCAGGAGAGAGCAGGAACTAAGCCGCTCATCCCAGGTCAAACAATTATTAGAGAATAAACTTCTTCAAGAGTCATTAGATACTCTTAAAAAAATTTATTCTGAAGCACTTTTAGATAAAACAGGTGCTAAAGAAGGCGAAACAAGGGAAAAACTTTGGATCGCTTATAATGTTGTTGGAAAAGTGGAACAACATTTAAAAAGTATTCTTGAAACTGGAAAACTAGCCGAAAAACAGCTAGAAATTTTCAGAAAAAATCAACAAGAAAAGAAATTTTAACCATCGGTTAAAATAAGCCAACCCATAATGGGAGCTTAACCCAAAGGAGGACTTTATGTCTGACGTAAATCCATTATTGACGAATAAGTCAATGCAAGGTGCGGCTAAAGCTGTTGAGGGGTTATTAGATCAAGGTAAAATTAATACCAAGATAACTGAAGAACCTCAAAAAGAAGCTGTTAAGGATCAACCTAAGAAAACCGAAGTGAAAACTGAGGATAATTCAAAAGTTGAAACTAAAGAAGAACAAAAAACTGAAACTCAACCTGAAAAGGAAGTAGAAGTTCAAGAAGAAGCGTCTGAAAAAGAAAACGCTGAAGCGAAACAAGAAACCGATTTACACCAAGTAATAGTCAATGGTGAAAAAATTGATGTTGACCTTGATGAACTGAAAGCAGGTTATCAAAAAGATGCCGATTATAGACGAAAGACGGAGGAACTAGCTATTGATAAACGACAGTTAGCTTCCGACAGAGATCGTCTAACCAAAGACTATTCAACCAAGTTAGAAGATTTGAATAATCTGACGATGACTTTAAATGCCGAAGTCAATAGTGAGTTAAGTTCTAAAGAACTTGATAAATTATTTGATGAGGACCCTACTGAAGCTGCGAAACTTGAGAGGCAAATTAGACGAAGAAAAGAAACTATCGTACAAGCTCAAAGAAAGCTACGCAGTCATCAAGAAAATCAGTTTCAGGAAATAGTAAGGGAAGAACAAAAAAAGGTTGCTTTAAAACATCCTGATTTTGGAGATCCAATAAAAGGATCATCCCTGAAAACAAACATGAGGAATTATTTAATTGGTAGAGGTTTTAATGACCAAGAAGTAAACCAAGTTTATGACTCTAGAATGTTTGATGTAATTATGGATGCAATGACACATCAAAATAACGAAAAGTTGAAACCAACTTTAGTTAGTAAGAAAGTCAAACCATCTAAGGTTATTAAGTCTGGCATAAAAGAATCTAAAGAGGATAAAATCAGTCAAAACAGGTTGGAGAAAATAAAAAGACTTCAACGAAGCGGTAATCCTAGAGATGCGGCAGAGTTGTTGTCTAAATTTATATAACAACTAACCCTTTAAGGAGGAAACAACATGGCTGTATTAACAACTTATGATACAACTGGAATAAGAGAAGATCTTGCGGACATTATTTACAATATAAGTCCTACTGAGACTCCTTTTATGAGCGGTGTTGGTAAAAATAAAGCTACTAACACAAGCCACCAATGGCAAACAGATAGTTTGTCTGCGGTAGCTGCAAACGCAAAAGCTGAGGGTGCTTCTATATCTTATGGAACACTATCCAGCTCAACTAAACTAACAAACTATACTCAAATTTCTTCAAAAGCGGTTCAAGTATCTGCAACAGATGATGCTGTGAATTTAGCTGGTAGAAATACTGAGTTAGCTTATCAAGTAGCAAAAGCGGCAAAAGAACTTAAAAGAGATATGGAAAATGCTCTTTTATCTAATACTGCTGCAGCGGCTGGAACATCTGGTTCACCAACTAGAACTTTAGGCGGAGTCCAAACTTGGATTTCAACTAATGTTGATGCTGGTACAGGTGGATCTGGTGCTGGTGGCGGAGCTGCTAGAACAGACGGAACTCAAAGAGCTTTCACAGAAACTCTATTGAGATCAACTCTAAAAACTACTTGGGATAGCGGTGGAAACCCTAATGTTATCATGCTTAATGGTTTCAACAAGCAAAAGCTATCTTTCTTCACAGGCGGAGCAACTAGATTTGACAAAGCAGAAGATAAAAGACTTATGACTTCTATTGATGTTTACGAATCTGATTTTGGCTCTATGCAGGTAATACCTAATCGTTGGATAAGAAAAACTAACGCAACTGCTGCTAAAAGAGGACAAGATGTATTATTGCTTGATATGGACTTTTGGGCTGTATCTTTCTTGAGAGATTTCAAATTACAGAATCCTGCACAAACTGCTGACGCAGATCAGAGATTCCTTGTAGTTGAATATACTCTTGAAGCGAAGAACGAAGCATCAAGTGGTATGGTTACAGACGTAACTACATCATAATCTTAACGGTGTGAGGGGAGTAATCTATTTATATCTGCTCCCCTTCACCTCATATTAACATTGAAGCTCTGAGATTAGATTAAGGGCGGAACGATGAGGATAAAAACATGAGAACACTTAACGATTATTTCTTGACTGTCAAAATGAGTGACGTATCAACTGCTGGTTCAGTATATGTCGCTGTTCCTGATGGTGGGAGAGTAATTAAAATTTATTCAGTTTTAGGCGGAACAATAGCAACTGCTGATGCTGTTATTACAGCAAAAGTAGGTTCTACTGCTATGACTGATGGAACTATAACAATAGCTTACTCAGGTTCAGCAACAGGAGATATTGATACTTGCGAACCAACAGGAGCTAATACTGTATCTGAGGGAGGATATATTACGTTGACGACAAGTGGTGCTTCAACGAATACACATACTGCCGACTTTACAATCGTTATAAGAAGATAGTATAACAAGACTTGGGGGTGGCTCTGACCTAGCGGTTTTTCCACCCTCATAAATTTATTAATAGGAGAAAAAAAAACATGGCTTATAATTATGGATTAGCTCCAGGAATAACGCATAAAGTTTCACCAAGTGGATCTAGTGCTGCATCATCAACTGCATTTAATGCAGACACAGTATTCGTTAGAGTGGTAGCAAGTGCTGCGATGAATATTAAATTTGCTGCATCACCAACTGCAACTGCTACGGATTTATATATTCCTGCGGCACATAGTGAAATATTTAAAGTACCTGAACAAGGTGTAAAATTTGCTGCGATTGGTACTGGTGATTGCTACGTTACTGAAATGTCATAATGGGTAAAGCTCCGAAATGGGGTGTAAACAATTATGTTAAGCGAACTACAAAAAAAAGAAAAGGTCGTCATGCAAAAAGACCTAATAAAGGCAGTCGTAAAAAACGCTATAGAGGACAAGGACGATGAGAGATATTCAAAATGATGGTTTAAAACAAACCACTATTATTGGTGATGATACAGAAAAAAAAATTGCTGTATTAGAAAAAATGAATATTGACCCTCATTTAAAACATAATAAAGCACTTCTTAATTCAAACAATGGCTACACTAAAGATAAAAGTTTTAAAAGAGTGGCATCTATTCCTATATTAGCTTTACAAATTTGGGCTAAAGAAGAAACTGGACAAAATAATTGGTGGGGTTTGTCTAAAGAAGAACAAAATAAAATTTTAAAAAAAAAATTAAATAGTAGCGAATATAAATATTTTAGAACCGCAGAAGGTAAAATTTAATGGCATTATCAAATTACACAGAATTAAAATCAGCAATCGCAAATTGGTTAAATCGTTCTGACCTAACAACAGAAATAGCAGACGATTTTATTAAATTAGTTGAATCAGAATATAATGCTAAATTAAGAATTAAAGCGATGCTTACTTCTAAAACTGATTATTCTATTACTGCAGAAACGGTAGCTGTCCCAACTGGATTTTTACAAGTTAGAGATTTTTATATTAGCTCTGGTTCAGAAAAATATTCACTAACTTATATGGCTCCAACTCAAATGGATCAAGTAAAAGGCGGTTCTACTTCTGGCAGACCTACAGTTTATACAATACTAGGAGATAACTTTAGATTTGCTCCCTCTCCTGATGCAACTTACACAGCAACAATTAATTATTATAAAGCCATAGATTCTTTATCAGGAAGTACGGCAACTAATTATATTTTAACGAATCATCCTGGTGTTTATTTATACGGTTCACTTTATCATTCTGCTAATTTTTTAGGTGGAATAGAACCAACTAAATTACAAAATTGGTTGCAACTTTACCAAACAGGATTAGAACGAATTGAAAGAAATGATAAAGAAGATCAATGGAGTGGATCACCTTTACAAACCAGGTCCGATGTTACTGTAGCAGGAAATTTTGCTACACAAGGAAAAGTGGTTGTTAGTAATAATGAATAAGGAAATATAAATGCAATTACCTTTTGGAGAATGGCTACCAGATCAACCTAAGTTTATGAATCCTGGTGCGAATATAGCTAAAAATGTTTATTACGCTGCTAGAAGCTATAAACCCTTTCCATCTTTAATTGCTTATAGTGCTTCTTCTGGAGGAAGTACGGTAGGAAATATTGGTAAAGATTCCAGAGGAGCTGGTTCATTTAGATCAACGGATAATACTAGCTATAACTTTGCTGCAACTAAAACAGATATTTTTCAATTAGCTTCAGGAGCTTTTACTTCCAGAAAATCTGGTTTAACTGGAGATGATACTGACTTTTTTACTTTCACCCAATTTGGAGATTATATTGTTGTAAGTAATGGAGTTGATGCTCCTCAATACTATTT